GGCGGGGCGGGGATCAAGAATGGCCGTCCCTGCATAAAACAGGGACGATCCACCAATATCTGGGTTATAGTCGGCTGGCTGTGATGGGTTTTGCCCAAACACAATCACCGGACCGGAGAAAGAAGTGTTAGCCATAGTTCACTCTCCTTACGAGGTTGGGAACGAACCGTAAATTGAGCGCCAGTTATAATAGCCAAAAGAGTAGCGTTCATAACCCTTTACGAGCAAGTTATCAGTAACAAAATCGACTTGCATGTCGGTTTCGAACTTAACACGCTCCATGTACGCCAAACCATCAATGTTGGTCAGGAGGAACCAAGCATACGAAGAAGTCAAGAAGTCGTTGACCATATAGCCTTCGCTAAGCCCACCAGCCGTCATCATGATAGCATTAACATCGTTATCTGCTGTACCCGGACGCAATTCAGTCTTCGTAAGACGAACGGCAACCGGCTCAAGCTGTGCAGGAACGATGAGTTTACGCGCACGGGCAAACACCTTCAACGCGGCCTGATCGCGGAAGTTCGTACGAACAGCAATCATGCTGTTAAGCAACGAGGCTTCGTTGAGGTCAAGCTGAGTGGTAGGGGTGTTAGCAACCGTTGAACCGTCAATAGGATGCGCCGTCGAGCAAAGTGCTACGCCGTCACCGCCAACTGCCGAGTTGTAGGTCGTTGCCGTGTTGAGAATGTTCGCGCCATAGATTTCTTTGGTCTGCTGGAAAGATTCCACGAGGCCAAGGTTCGATGGCATGAACTGGGTCTTGTACAGGTTGTCGTCAATTGCCTTACGGGTAATCGCGTACCCAAGAGCAATTTCGGTGTGTTCCTGATTGTAGACAAAACGCTCACCAGCATTCGAATCAAATGCAGTCTGACCACCTTCGGTCTTCAACTGCGCAAGGCCGAGGTAACGCATTTCAGCGGTACGTTCGAGAGCCATTTTCGAATCATGCTTCGTGAAGATTTTATCGTACTGAGATGAGATCATCTCGTACTTGCCTTCTACGCCCCGAAGTCCGGGAAGGAGAAGGTCTTTAATCTGACTAAGATTGACAGACATTTACCTTACTCCTCAGCTAATGCCAGTTACCGCGCCATTGCTACGCAGAATTTCGTTGTTGAAGCCAACGATCACGTTGCAATATTGCGTGGTTGGGTCGCCGCCGTTACCAGCGGAGATTTGATAGTCAATGATTTGGAATGGATAGGTTGCCGTGCTACCAACAGCCGACAGGTATGCACCCGAACGACCGGTGTTGGCGTTGCCCGTACCAATGGTGAACTGAGCAAGCTGACCAATAACGCCCGAACCCATCGCGCTTACAGTCCCGGTCATTGGGAATGCAGTCGTGCTGGTCTGGACGATAAAGCGAGCATTCGGATCATCAATAACGTAGGCTTCTACGTCGCCCGAAGCATCCGAACCCGGCCAATAGTTGGACCAGATCGTGCGCTTCTGCGAAACAGAAGTGTACTTGCAGCCGACAAAAATGCCAGCAACAGGGGTGGTGCCAGCAGCAGCTTGCTGGATGTAACCGTTAACGGCGCTAACGAAGCCAACTGGGTCGCCAGTATAGATCGCGGTGCCGTTGCTCGACGCAATACGACGGGTGGACTGTGCGAACGTTGGAGCGCCGCCAGCACCACCCTGATACTGCGTGAAGCCAAAATACGCTAGCGTATTAGCCATTGCAGAAGTTCCTGAGTGATGAGGTTGCTATGCGCCAAGCACTGCCAACCCGTACAATTTAACCCGCCTCCCACAGGGCAGGTTTTGAAGCGTCCTTATTCCTTAGGAATAGGCATCGCTTCGTAAGATTTTCTTACCGTAGGCCGAACACGAGAATCTTCGCGTGTCATTGTGCCGTCCGGTGTAGAACCAAGCTGTGCTTCTTTAGAGCGAACTTGGTTTCTAGCACGACGCAATTCTATATCTTTTGCTTCGTCTGTCAACTCTTTAGGTCGTTCCATTAAAATCATACCGTCGCGTTCAATAACGGCATAGTTTCCAGTAGGCATTAACGCTGCGTGACGTGCATCACGAGTTGCTGGAACTGGCGTCCAACCACCATCTGCAAGGCGGATTTGGTAAGCAGGGTCTTCCTGATTGTAAATAGTTTTACGTTTCCACTCATACGTCCAGCCCTCTGGAACAATGCTGGTGTCAATTGCAAAACGATCAGTACTATCAAGGTCTAGGCCAGAACGATGCGCACGGATTTCTGCTGCACGCTTTTTAGCGCGTTCAGCCGGGCTTTCGTCACGGATATCACCACGAACATCGGGGCGAGGTGGTGCTTTAGGCGCAGACTTAGGGGTAAGCTTAGTGAGTTCAGACATATGTATCTCCTATTACTGTAACTTGCCTTCTTTACGAAGGGACACCATGTTCTTGGCGTAATCTTCGGGCGTCATGCCCATCATATGTGCCATCTCCCGCATTTCTGCGGAAAGTCGGACAACCTGCGATTTGCTTGGGGTTCCAGCCGCCGTGCGCGTCGTTGGTGCTGCTGGTACGGATGTGCGCTTCTGAGTTGGCGCGGCGGCTGCTGACAAAGCAACATCTTCGCCGTCATCAACCTGAGGTTGCGCTTTACGGAACCCAAGCTGGCCTTCAATGGCGTCAAAGTACGAATCCGAATCAACAATATGACCATCGGCCATAGCGATGTTGTGTGCGCCAACCATTTTTTGATACATGCGCTGATCCGTGATGCACTGAGGGTGCGCCCGAATCCATGCAGCCGACCGTGGTGAAAGCGTAGATGCTACACGTTCTACAGGGTCATTCGTCGATGGCTGTTGTGGNTGTGGGTTAGCTAGTTTCTCTTCAAGAGAAGCTTTACCATTCTGCAACTGCAATAGCTTTGCCGCATTAAGCGACATTGTTTCTTGCACCTGCGCAGCGGCATCATAATCACCCGCCGTCATAGCTTCTTTAAAGTTAGCCTTTAGGTAATCCGATTCACGCTTTAGCTTATCAATAGCGCCCGTAATAAGTTGAAGGTTGCTATCCTGAACGTCAGCGGCAGCCCTAGTCGCCGTCTGGGTTGCTTGGTGAGCGCGGGTTTCCGCCTCTAGCCGAAGCTTCTTTTCCTGCTCAAGACGGGCCTTCAGTTCCGCAATGCCGTCTTCTGGCGTCTGCGAATCATTATCCGCTACTTTTGTTTCTGGTTTGTTCTCTTCGGCAGCGTCATCCAAGATTAGGATTTCGTCTTCTGTCTTTTCCGCATCCATTAGATTATTCCTTACCAAACTGCATCAGGGGCCGGAATGCGGCCACGAATATCAATGTCACGCAAAACACGGCAATTGACGCCATGCACATTCATAGACCAGCCATCCGAAGGCCGGTAAACGACCCAATCACCAATGTTGACTTCAACGCCTTTAAACCAGTCTTGCTCTTCATCAATAAAAGCCAATGGGCCTTTCTTCACAACAAGACCTACTTTTCCTTGATAACGATCTTCATCAACGTACTTATCCGTTAAATGAATGCCGCTTTTTGTCTTATTTGGGCGAACATATGTCGCAATAAGAACATGAGTGTTAAAGATTTCAATGCCACTAATGTCACCAAGTTCGCTAAGAATAGTGTCTTTGGGGTCAACATCGTGATGCATGCGCGTATACGGCATGTTTATCCTCTTTCGCCTGATTGAATGATACGATCTGCTTCGGACATAAGTTCTCTGGCTTTGTTCAAGCCTCGGATCATGCCCGCACGAAATTTGTAGTCTTTGATATCTTCTATATTGCCATTAGCAAGAATAGCGGCCTCGTCGGCAATCGCCTCATCTATAAGGCGTCCGATTTCATACTCAAGAAGGCTACTATAAGTTTGTACCATGAGACATATATTGCCATCATGGTGTTTTAATTCCTATGGGGGATCAAAAACCTAAACAGTTTTATATGTAAGGTATTTTAGCCGGTTGTCTGGCGAATTACCCAAACGCGGATTTCACCACGCGCACCGGCACCACCGGTTGTTCCGCCGCCACCGCCGC